TGCCGCTCCTGGTCGGCGTCCTTCAGGCGCTTGCGCGCGTTCCGGAGCGCCGCGAGCGCCGCCTCGATGGCGCTCGGGTCGTTGAGGTTGATCGCCTCGATGGTGGTTCCCGTCATGGGAAGTCCTCCTGTTTCGTGCGCCTGCCCCACTGGCAGACGCGGCTGCACACGCATGCGTGCGTGTACACCCGTGTCCGTCGTGCGGCCCCCTCGAAACAATGGGGGTCAACAATGGCGATTCCTTGCGTGTGGACTAGGCCACGCGCCCTGCCCGGATCGCTACGTGTAGGCCTCGCAACCCCGTGTGGGCCAGCTGGGCGCGCAGGTGGGCCATGCGCACGGCGAACCGCTTGCGCTCCGTCGTCGCGCTGCGCGCCCGGTCGGCATGCCATGCGATGCACTCCAGCGCGCGGGTTGGGTCGGTCATGGTCGCTCCGTTCGTCGGTCGGTTGCTCTCACTGCCTAGGGGGTCGCTCCGGTCGATTCCTTGCACCGGGCTAGACCTCCGTCCGGGCCATCGGCCCGGGCCGGACTGGCCGACCCGGGCCGACCCGGTCGGCACTTGACGAACGGCAGGGGGTCGCACCGGGCCATTGATTGCACCGGTCTAGCGCGGCGCAAAGAATGGCGCGCATGAATGGCGGAGCGGGTAGGATCGCGCCTACGGCGCGGCCAGCGGGGTCACGCCAGAAACGAAAGACAGGCACATGACCGACACCACGATTCACACCACGGCACGCAAGCGCATGCGGGACCTCACCACGCTTGACCCGGCATGGATCCAAGCCATGACCGACACGGAGCCGGACACCCTGGCCGCGCTGATTGCGGCAGTGAACCGACTCACGGCGGGCGACCCGTCCGACGTTGCGGAGCACGCCGCGCTGATCGTCGCGCATGTCTACGCCGGGACGCCGGGCGAGGGTTGGGCCCGGACGGAGCACGCCGCACGGCGGGCCCGGGGGAACGCGCGTCGCACGGTTGCCCTGGCCGATGGCTGGGAGCGCGCCACAGAGTCCGATGTCCTCCACGGCATGGCGGAGGTCCACGCGGGCGACCTCACCCGGACGACCGTCCCCCGGACGGAGCACGCGCCCGACCGGATCGCGGCCACGACTCCGGCGTACGTCGTTGACGTCGCGGTCCGTCAGGCCTCGCACCCTTCCCTGACACGGGCAGTGACCGACATGCGCGGCCACGACCGGGAGACATGCGACGCATGCGACACCACCACGGCAGGCGCGCACCCGACCCTGACCGGGATCACGGCGCATGTTGAGGGCTGGCGATCCGAGGATGCCCGTTACCACGCGTCCCGCCGGGCGACCCTGGCCGGACTGGCATCGGTCGACCGGGAGCGAGTCCTCACGGGGTTGGGCGGAGCACCCTTGGCCGACCCGCACCCGGGTCGCCCGTCGGTCATGCATCGGACCCCCACCACCACGGAGCACCCGGGGCACGCATGGGGGTCGCTCACTGCCACGGAGCACGCGCCCGTGACTGCCACCCGGGAGAGGCACGTTAGGACTGCCAGCGCGGCACAGGATCGCGCTGGCAGGGCATGGGAGCGCGCATGGTCGGCCCTGGCCCGGGCGGCACGCGTCAACTCTCCCCGGGCCCTCGCTCCCACCCTGGCCGGAGCCATCGCTGGCACCGGAGCGCGCATGTTCGGCGACCCGGTCGAGTACCTCCGCACGGCGCGCGCGGTCGAGTCGGCATGGTCGGCCCTGGCCGGAGCATCGGCCCGCATGGATGCCGCCCGCCCGGACGTCCGGACGGTCACCACGGCGCGCACCCTGGCACCGGCTCTCACGGTCCGGGGAGGGCACGCGCTCCCCGTGGACATGATCCGCACGGGCGAGGGGGTCCGGGACATGACCGACACGGAGCGCGCCACCCTGGCCGCACGTCCCGAGCGGGTCGGCACGCCGGAGCACGCGCCCGGGGACACGGCTCCCCTGGCCGACACCCGGCGTGATGGCGGCATGGTCCGGGCGCGTCCCCGCAAGGGGGCCCGCTCCGGCCAGACCGGGCCGACCGTCCCGGTCCGGCTCCGCTGATCGACCGCTGATCTAGACCGGGGTTGACAGGGTGCGCATCGGCACTCTGTCAACCCCGGTCTAGTCCGGAGCACCCCCCCGGGTTTCTGTCAACCCGGTCCAGACCACCGATGGGTGACCACGGCAGGTCCCCTCTCGCGATAGGGCCTCGTCGCGATTTCGTCTGGGCCGCTTAACGCGCGTTGAGCAAGCTCCCCGCGAACTCGTGTCAACGTACGTTAGGGCGCTGTATCGCGTCGCATCGTGGGCGTAACATCCCGATCTGACCGCGATCGTCTCTGACGTCCTCCGAACTCGGGAACCCCCACATGACGCCTCTCTACCTCCAACCTGACGAGTGCCTCGTGCTCCTCCAGGCCCTCGCGTACACCGTCGAGCCGCAGGTGCAGTACGACCTGGTCCCGCTGCCCACCGATGCGACGGAGTGCTCGCGCATGGTGTGGTCCTCGGAGACCGCAACGCCCGTCCAGCGCTCGCTGGCCACCGCCCTCGCGGAGGCCACGTACTGATGACCGACGACGGGGTGTCCCGGACCAACGAGGTCCCGGACAGTGAGCTCGGCCGACTCTCCAACGCCATGCTCCAGGTGATGCACGACCACGGGGACGAGGAGGTCCGCGCGATCGTCATGCTCCACAAGGGCGACAAGGGCATCACCGCGCTCGGCAACTACGAGCACGACGGGGACGGCGACCTCGGCGCGATCCAGGACCTGTTCATGTACCTCAAGTACGTCATGCAGGCCAACGGGCAGGACATGGTGATCCTCCCGATGCAGGGACCGTCGCCGTCATGAGCGACCCCACTCAGCGCGAGCTCGCGTGGTACGTCCTGCGGCAGTTCGGGGAGGAGAACTGGCCGAGGCCCGGGTCGTTCTACGAGTCCCTCGTCGAGACGGTCGCTCGGGCTGATCCGACCAACCAGGCGCGGCTCGCGATGGCCTACCCCCAGCTGGTGGGTCTCGTGCGGAAGGCGCAGAACGAGTTCGGCGGCATGATCGAGTTGCGGCTGATGGCGATGGCACCCAACCCGGTCAGCGAGCAGCTGGCCGAGGAAGCGAAGGGCGAAGCGTGAGCCACTGGAACTACCGTCTCGTGAGGCAGCTTGTCGACGACGAGGTCATGGTCGCGTTGCACGAGGTCTACTACGACGACCAGGACAAGGTGACCGGGTGGACCGCGGAGCCCACCACGATCCGCGGTGACGACTACTGGGAGGTCGCCGACGCTCTGACCAAGGCCGGCGGCGCGATCTCCTACCCCGTGCTGGACGTGACCGAGGAGCCGTGGGTGTGGCGGAAGCCCGGCAGCAAGGCCGAGGTCCTGGGGCCGGCGAAGTGAGCGAGAACCCCTTCATGAAGCCGTTGCCGCCCGGCACCATCACCGGCAGCAAGCTGGTCCAGCCGAAGCCTGACGAGCGGGGCGGTTACACGGTCGTGGTGCTCGATCGCGTCGAGCATGGCGTCGAGCCTGAGTACTGCGTCCATGGGAAGGCGACCTGTCACGGCTGCTCGGACTGGTGCTGGCTCGGCGACAACACCTACGAGCTCGTCGCCTCCGGCGAGGTCATGCCGTTGTGCCAGGAGTGCGCCAGCAAGATGATCCCGCCGGACTCGAAGCCGATCAGGAACGCCGGCGACCACCGACGCGCTGACGGGCCGCACTGATGCCGTTCACCTGCCCCGAGTGCGGTCGGACGTCGCACCACCCCGAAGACGAGCGGAACAGCTACTGCGGGAACTGCCACAAGTTCATCGGCGAGACGCTCACCATCTGGGTGATCTACGAGAACCCCTCTGACTTCCCGGGCAGGTTCGTCGTGCGCCCGCAGCGCATCTACCCCGGCGGTCAAGTCGAGATCCCGCCCGAGCCGACTGCGGTGGTCGACTCGCTGGAGCTCGCTCGCTGGCACGTCAACGCCGGACGTGCGCCGGGCGACCTGACGTGGTTCCCGAGGCAGTCCGAGGACGACCCTTCGATCGTGGAGACCTGGTTCTGATGATGGCCGACATGAAGGTGCTCCGGCCGGCGTGCCTCGCCGAGCAGCACAGCCTCGTTGTCGAGCATGGCGAAGTGGTCTGCACCCTGTGCTACGAGACCTGGCCGGTCGAGACCCTCGATCCGCTGTGAGCGAGTTCCGTGGCACCCGGAGCGCGCCCGTCTTCGTGGAGACCGACCCGACCGACTGGGCCAGGTACAGGGGTGGCCCTGACCACTCCACGTACCAGTGGCTTGCACGCATGGATCATGTCCACACGAACGACGGCCGATGCATCAAGAACCGCTGGAGCGAGTGCCTCTATGTTCCGCCGCCGGTCGAGGATCGAGAGGCGCTCGAAGACTGGCTGGATTCGTGACGAAGGAACGGACTCCTGACCCCGCGACGGAGACCTCGTGCAAGCACTGCGGGGTCCCGATCCGCAAGCGCCGCGACCACACCGGGAACCAGTTCGAGTGGGTCACCTTCCTCGGCATGAACACCAACGGCACCGTGATGTACGGGAGGTTCTGCCAGGTGCCCGGCCAGTGGAAGAAGATGAGGCCTGTGCGCCAGCACTCCCCCATCCCGATCGGCAACCGCAAGAAGCTCGAAGAATGGCTGGACAACTGATGCCCTGGTGGGAGCTCGCTCAGATCGGTGACCGCGTGGTCTCGATTCCGACCGGCATCCACGGGACGATCCTCTCGATCACCCGCAACATGCTCCAGGAGGTCGAGTTCATCGTCGAGATGGACGAGCCGCGGACCGGCATGACGACCACGATCCTCACGGCGCCGCCCGATCACTTCACGCCGGTCGAGTTCATCCCTGTTGGCGCGGGTGACTGGAAGCCCACGCCGCATGAGCTCGCGGAGGTCCTTTGCTCCGACGGCGAGTGGCGGGTGGCCGAGTACCGGTTCAACCCGAACATGACGCAGGGCGGCGCGTGGGTCTGGGTCTTCTCCGACGGCAGCCTCCGCATGGCCGAGACCAGTAAGGCGCGGTCGCTCCTGCCGCCCCCGATCGGCGACCCCGAGGCGCTCGAACGGTGGCTCGACTCGTGATCCGCTGGGCCAACGGCCGCACGATGCGGCCCGGCGACCGGGTCGTGGCGGACGGCCGGCACGGCACGCTGGTGGCCCGTCAGCACTATCAGCTACCAAGCGGTCTCGACGTCATCATGTGGCTGGTGCACTTCGATGGTCGACCAGCTGACGAGGTCTGCCAGGTCGAGCCCCTCCTACTGGTCCCCGAGGCGCCCGTTCCGATCGGCGATCGCGAGGCGCTGGAGGAGTGGCTCAAGTCGTAGACGGGCGGTCGAAGATCGAAGTGTGACCGCTGATGTCTGGGTCTGCGCTGGCTCCCACATGGAAGCCAACTTCTACGCGCGCCAGACCGGCCTCGCGCCCTCGGACTGGCTCTACGTCCGCAACGCCGAGTCGATCCGCGGCCGGCTGTTCCGGCCCGACAGCGTGCTCGTCTACCTGCCCGGATTCGACGAGCGCCCCGACGTCATGGAGCTGATCCAGCAGATCACTGTCGCGCGCGTGCTGAGCGTCCACTCGCCCACGATCTCCGACATGCGCAGCGTCGTCCCCGACGAGCTGCTGCGGAATCGCGGGGCGCTCATGGCGTGGCTGGAGGCATAGGAAAGCCCCGACCGGATATCCCGGCCGGGGCTTCTCCCTCGTAGGCGGAGGCTATGCGGCGTGCGCCTGCTCGTACTGCTGGCGGACCTCCTGCGGAATGCGCCCGCGAGCTGGGATGTCGATTCCCAGATTCGCCGCCCACTCCCTGATCGTCTTGGCGTCGACGTCGGTCACCTTGTTCGCGGCAGTGGTGGCGCGGCCCTTCCTCGTCTTGCCGGTCTTGCGCGCTGACTGGATATAGATCTCCATGTCCTTCGCGAACTTCTCGCGATTCGTCGGACTCAAGTCGATCTCGTAGGTGACCCCGTCCACGGCGAACTCGACGGTCTGGATCTGGTCCTCGGGGACTTCCTCCCCGGTCAGGTCATCCTCGAATACAACGTTGGTGATGACTCTCTTGGCCATGATTCGATCGCACTCCTTGCGGTGAGGGTTGAGATGTTACGCGTCGAATACTGGCGTGAGCCCGATCGGAATTGCAAGCACCGCCATGCGTCGACATTCCCGTCCGCCATTCTTGCGTTACGGAACTGCTGGCCGGCCAGCCCGGGGTCGAAGTACGGGGGGAGTCGCCTCCGCCCCGGGGGCGAAATTGGACGGTGATGTGATGCTCCCGTGGGTGGCGCCGGCGCTCGTGCTGCTGGTCCCCTTGGCTGAGACCGCTGGCGACCCCATTGCGATCCTTGTCAACTACGGCGCTATCGGGATCATGCTCGCGATGTTCGTCCTCGGACGCCTGCACAGCGACCGCGAGCTGACCGACGTCAAGGACCAGAACGCCAAGCTGGTCGAAGCTCTGACGAGCCTCCAGCTCTCCCTGACCACGAGCACCCTCCCGGCGCTGACGCGCTCTACGCAGGTCCTTGAGGCCCTGCCCATGAGCGAGAACACGCTCATGACAGAGCTCAAGACGACGGTTGCCCGCCTCGAAGCGCTGTCGGCGCAGACGCAGTCGAAGGAGTGAGCAGGTGTGACGAAGGAAGTGCGCGATCGGCTGGATCAGCAGCTCACCGAGATCCAGCACCTCATCGACCAGATCAACGGCATCTCGGCTCGGCTCCGCCGGGCGGCGGACGTTGCGGTCGAGACCTTGAACCAGCGAAGCGAAACGGGGGATGACCTCAATGCCTAACACTGTCGGTCCGGAGGATCTGCCGAACCTGCTGGTGGCCACGACGGATCTTGCTCAGCGAGTCAATGTCCTGAGCGACCACCTGACGGTCTCGCAGGACCAGGCGCTGCGCGCCGAGAAGCAGGCTCACCGCACGAAGTACCTGACTCGACTGGTGTTCGCGCTCGTGGTTCTCTCGCTTCTCGGCGTGGGGATCAACGCCATCGTGATCCAGGAAGTCCGCGACACTGGCGCGGCCAACAAGGCGAATGCCGTCACGGCCTGCCGGAACGCGAATGACTCCCGCCAGGCCAACAAGGCGCTGTGGGATTGGCTGGTTAACGCCTCGCTCGCGCAGAGCACCCAGACGCCGGAGGCGCGGGAACTCCTCAGGGAACTGTCGGAATACATCAAGGCGCTCTACACGCCGCACGACTGCGCCGACCTGAGCAAGAAGTACCCGCTTCCGGACCCCCCTCCGGTCATCGACGTCAGCCCGCAGAAGCCGTAGGCCAATGCTGTCCTAACGGACGTTGAGACAGCTTTAACGCGCTCACGGCGTGACGATGGTCACTAAGTAGGGGCCTCGCCCAATTGAGCCGAAGTACAGGGCATGGCCAGCACGTACGACCTCGTCATCACGCAGGGGGCGCGCAAGCTGTTGGGGCTGCGCTACCTCAACGGTGACACGCCCCAGGACCTCACCGACTGGTCCTGGCGGGCGCAGATTCGCGAGCGCGAGTCGACCGACGCCGTGCTGGTGCTCGATCTCACGCCGTACCTCACGCTCAACAGCGACGCGGTCACGCTCGACCTCGATATCCCGGCGACCATCACCTACGGCGTGGGCAGCATGGGCGCCAAGGCGACGTGGGACTGCTTCATCTGGCCGTCGATCAACCCCGCCGGCCGAATCCTGCTGGTGCAGGGCGCGGCCTCCCTCGACAAGGCCACCACGGAGCTGTCATGACCCAGAGCGTCGTCATCGTCGAGCGCGACTCCAGCGCTGAGGTCCAGGTCCTCTCCACCGGCACGGAGGTCGTTGAGGTCCAGAGCATCGAGACCACGACCGTCGTGGAGCGCGAGGTCCTCAAGGACGTCGTCGAGGTCGTCGCACCCGGCGGTCCTGCCGGCCCTCCCGGACCGGCCGGGCCTGAGCCGGGTCTGGACCTGCTCGACCTCACGATCGTCTTCGAGAACGGACTGGCATGAGCCTCGCAACCAACCTCCAGAACGCCTTCACTCGCGTCGCCACCGAGTTCAAGGCCATCCGCACGCTGGTCTCGGGCAGCGGCACCGGCGACACGTCCGGGCTGACCACGACGTCGAGCAACCTCGTCGGCGCCATCAACGAGGTCAAGGCCCTGGTGGGCGCCGGTAGCCCGACCACGCTGGACGACCTGACCGACGTCTCGATCACCCTCGCCGCGAACGGCGACGTCCTCCAGTTCGACGGCACCTCGTGGGTCGACGCCACGCTGGCCGCCGTCGCGATCTCCGGAGACGCCGGCGACCTGACCGGCACGCTGCCAACGAGCGTTCTGCCGCCCCTGGCGGTCAACGAGACGTTCGTCGTCGCCGACCAGGCCGCCATGCTCGCTCTCACCGCCGAGCGCGGCGACATGGCGATCCGCACCGACACGGGCAAGACCTACGTCTTGTCGACGGACTCCCCCGGCACGCTCGCGGACTGGAAGGAGGTCCTTGCGACCGGCCAGGTCCAGTCGGTCAACGGCCAGACCGGCGTCGTGGTCCTCACCAAGTCCGACGTCGGCCTCACCAATGTCACCAACGTCGCCCAGCAGCCGCTGGACGCCACGCTCACCGCGCTCGCCGCGCTGAGCACCAGCGCCGACCAGATGATCTACTCCACCGGTGCCGACGCCTTCGCGCTGGCGACCCTGTCGAGCTTCGCGCGCACCCTGCTCGACGACGCCGACGCAGCCACGGCCCGCGGCACCCTCTCGGTCTACAGCCAGGCCGAGATCGGCGACCCGACCACCGACTTCGTCGCCACGTTCGAGGCCGGCCTGCTGTGAGCCTCGTCAGCCAGATCAACCTGCTGGCGACGCGCATTGCCACCGAGTGCAAGGCGATCCGCAGCTGGGTCACCGGGAACTACCAGCCCCTTGACTCCGACCTCACCGCCATCGCGGCGTTGAGCACCACCACGTTCGGCCGCGCCCTGCTAACGGCCGCCGACGCGGCAGGACTGCGGACGACCGCCGGACTGGCCGCGATCGCTGCGTCGGGGTCCGCTGCGGACCTGACCGCGGGGACCATCCCGGACGCGCGCCTCCCTACCCGGGTCGTCACCGGCGCGGTCGTCGCGGACGCCAACACCGCAACCCTCACCGGCACCTACATCCTCTCCACGAGCAGCACGAACGGCCCCGGCAACTTCGCGTCGTACCTCCTCACCGTCGAGGCCGGCGCGGGCCCCTCGGTCGTTCAGACCGCCACGCGAGTCGACGTCGACCCGAGCTCAGCCAGCAACGCCATCTGGAAGCGCTGGTACATCTCCGGGGCGTGGGGCAGTTGGTATCGCTACCAGAACTCCAACAGCGAGCTCGCGGCGTCGTATCAGCCCCTCGACACCGACCTCACGGCGATCGCCGCGCTGGCGACCACCTCGTACGGCCGAAGCCTGCTGACCGCTGCAAACGCCGCTGGCCTCCGCACTCTCGCCGGGCTGGCCGCGATCGCCGCCTCCGGGTCGGCGTCGGACCTCACGACGGGGACCATCCCCGACGCTCAACTCCCCGCGCGCATCGCGGCCGGCATGGGCGTTGGCACCGCTGTCAACCTTGGTGATGCCAACAACGGCACCTCCTCCGGCTGGTACTCCCTGTCCAGCCTCGGAACCAACGGGCCGGTGGCTCAGGACGGTTTCATGCTGGTCTCGGCGTTGGACACGAACAACCTGGGCCAGATCTTCCACTCCATCAGCTCCGGCATGATGTGGAAGCGGAAGAGGCAGTCGGGCACATGGAGCAGCTGGGTCAAGATCCCTGAGTCCGGGGTCGACGTCCAGCCCCTCGACTCCGACCTCACGGCCATCGCGGCGCTCGCGACAACGACCTTCGGGCGGTCCCTGCTCACGCAGGCCGACGCCGCCGCCACGCTCAGCACGCTTGGTATCGCTGCGACCGCCCCCGCCACCGCCACGATCACCGGCGGCAACATGACGGCCAACAGCACCCACACCGACATCCCCGGCGTCACGCTGTCCGTCACCAGCCCTGGGACCACCGCGATCTGGTTGGTCACGATCTCTGCCTATGTCGTCACCCCGGTCGGGTGGACCACGCTGATCGAGCTGTTGGCCGACGGCACGGCGACAGGCGGTCTCATCGTTCAGGTCGGCTCCACCGGCGGTACGGCCGGCACCATCTCCGGGATGTGGATCGTCACCGGGCTCGCGTCCGGCGCTCGGGTCCTCAAGGCCCGCGTCTACACCGGGGCGGCCGGCCAGACCAGCACCGTCGCGGGCGCCCCGAACACGTGGATCAACGCCATCCGACTCGCATAGCGCCGAAGTCCCTGCCATGGATCGCAGGGGATCTGGGCCGGAGCTGATCTCCGGACACTCGTCGGGGAAGTGGAAGCTCACCGACAGCCACGCCTTCGACGTCAACGTCCGTCGGATGCGCCACCACCCACGCACGATCGTGACCCGCACCGAGGCCACCGACCCGAGCTTCAGCGCGCAGCTGCGCTGGCCCGGCGACGGCTGGGGTCAGTGGCACCCGAAAGGCTTGGGCGACGACTGCTCGGTGGAGTGGGACCAGGCGGTCTGGCACGTCGAGGACCGCGGCGTGCTCCAGCTGACCGAGATCCAGATCCACACCGAGAAGGGCCACCTCCAGCCGCCGGTCGCGCTCACTTGGGCCCTGCTCGTGCATCGCGCCACCGAGATCGAGTTGGAGGTCGGCGTGGCCCACCTCGACCTGTCGAACACCGCGCTGCGCCGGCAGGCCAACAAGGAGGAGTGCCACATGCTCAACGAGCACTACCGCGAGAGCCAGCGGGTCAACCCGCGGCGTCGACACCTGCTCCAGATGGACGGCAACCGCGACCAGCGACAGACCATCTGGCAGCGCTACTTCCAGGCCGAGCTCATGCTCGGGACGTCGCTGCGCACCGGCTGGCACAAGCCCCTTCCGAAGCAGGGCACGCACGGGAACAGGCTGCTCGACGTCGCGATCGCGGACTTCCCGATCCACAGCGAGCTGCTGCCCGACGACCCGTCCTCGGACCACCGGCCGTTCGTGACGACCGGCCAGCTCTAGCCCTCAGCGAGCCACCGCTCGACGCTCTCACGGTCCATCGACTGAGGTGTGTCGTAGGGCGGAAGGATGACCCCTCCTCGAGAACGCACCGCAGCCACGATCATGCTCACGACGCGGCGCTGCTCGATCAGCAGGTCGCGCGCCTTCGCCGTCCACTGGAGCTCGATCCGGCGCTGGGCGTCCTTGGCGTCCATCCAGGCCCAGAACATCGGTGTGGCCCGCACCTCGTCTTCGGGCTTGATCCGCGAGGGCAGCTGGCTCGGGTGCACGATGCATGTGGCCTCGGAGACCTGGCTGCGCACCGGGAGGCCGAGGACCTGGGCGGCGTACGCCGTGGCCTCGACCGTGTGCTCGGCCAGGATGTAGATCACGGGCTCATCATGTCGCCCCTGGCAACGACTTCCGGTGATCTCCCCCATGTCGGCGACGAGCCGGAGTGTCAGGGTGCTTGGACCGAGCGCGATCAGTTGGTTACGATCGCATGAATCGGTCGCTCTCTCCCCCACCGCCCGCTACTCGCAGGCGTGAGACTGGTCGATGGCGTCGTCGGGTCGCTTCCGAGCGCCCTTTTACCCCCACAACAACGGCAGGACCCCCCTCTTGGCCAAGCAAGTGACCAGCATCTGCGACTGGCGAGACCACGCGGACGGACCCGTGTGTGGCAAGCCGGCGCCCTACGACGCGACCTTCCGCGTCGACGGGATGACGCTGACCGGCGACCTGTGCCTCCAGCACAAGGACCTCACGATCGAGAGGCTGCGTCTCTCCGGCATGGTGCCCCACCACATCCAGCTCGACGGCAAGCCCCGGCAGACCTACATCACCGCCAGCGGCAAGGTCGTCTCCGGGAAGGACATCCGAGCGTGGGCGATGGACCAGAACAAGCTCCACACCACGTCCGGACGACTACCCGAGGTCCTGATCCAGGAGTACCTCGCCGTGCACTAGCGACGCAGCTCCTGCATGGCGTTGGAGCGGGTCTGGCGACACCACGCCGGGCTGATCTCCAGGCGCTCGGAGACCTCGCGCATGCTCAGGTCGTCGACATAGAGCGAGAGCACGAACACCCGTGAGCGCGGGCTCAGGCTGGCCAGCCGGGTCGCCAGCCGCGCCCGGAGCTCGGAGACCATGGAGACCACCTCGGCCTCCGAGGACACCCCGCGGGTCTCGACCTCCTCGGCGTCGAGCGAGGCGTTGAGGGTCTGCTGCGCCAGGAGGGCGGCACGGACCTCCTCGGGCTCCATGCGCGCCCGGTCCGCGATCTGCTCGATCCTGGGCTCGGAGCAGCCCTCATCCCACAACTCCTCGATCGCGGCCTGCACGATCTTCACGCGACGGCGCGTCTGGCGAGCGAGCGGGTCCTGGCTGCGTTGGCCGTCGATGATCGCTCCCGTGATGACTCGGGTGCCGTAGGTCTCGAACTTCACCCCCATCTCGGGGTCGAACCTCTGAATCGCCTTGAGCAGCCCATGGTGGGCGTAGCTCAGGATGTCCTCGCGGTCCTGGTGCGCCGGCGCCTTGGCCAGCGCCTTGCGACCGAGGTAGGAGGCCAGCCCGGCGTACTGCGCCATGAGCAGCTCCAGCGCCTCCGGAGACCTCGTCTCGACGTACCCCGCCCACACCGCCGCCAGGGTGGCCTCATCCATGCTCACGGTGACTCCGGTTGTACGCAGAAGCAGGTGATGTGCCGCGTGCCGCCTACCTGCGTCACGCAGCTGCACGTCGTGCCGTCGACGAAGTGCTGCACCGTGGTCTGCGGGGCATGGCCCGGTCGACTCGACGTGGTCGCCACGCTGTAGCAGGCGCGACACCCGCACCCGCTCTTGCAGCGGGTCGTGGTCGTCTCCACACGCAGCCTCGGCAGGATCTTGTGCCTGCACCGCAGCCACCGCTCCAGCTCGTCACGTTCGGCGCCGACCGGCGGCTCGTACGGCTCCAGGTCGGTGTCGTAGAACTGGAGCAGAAGCCCGCCCGGGGTGAGCACGGTGAACGCCTCGATCTGGTGGTCGAGGTCGGTGACGCGGCACTCCATGGCGGTCTCCTCGAACCACAGCCAGTCACCCACCTCGACGTCCACCCATCCATGCAAGCAGCGAGCGCAAGAACTTCTGGGCGTCGACGAGAGCTGGTACCAAAGTGGCAACGCCCGTTGAGACGGCATCAGCCTCCGGCCGCGGCCCAGCTGGCCGCCGGCGACACCGGTCTCAACGCGCGTTCTGAGGGCACCGTGTCGAAGTCCTCAGCGTGACCCGAGCCAAGGAGGAGTCCGTCATGGCTGAACGCGAGAAGGGCGTGGAGACGATGCCCTGCCCGAACTGCGGGACGGACCGTCCCGTGAGCCCGCAGCCCGACGGCAGCAAGTCGGTCGAGGCGTGCCCGAAGTGCTACCCGGCGCCCGCGCCCGAGAAGGCTGCCGCCCCGACGCCGGCTCGCGAGGCCGGCACCGACATCCCGAAGGAGAGCTGACCATGTCCGAGCCCAAGTCCGCCGTGAAGAAGGCGCAGTCGAGCCAGGCCGAGAAGCAGGCCGAGACCCAGAAGGCCGCCGCGAAGAAGGCGCCGTCCCGCAAGGAGGAGCTGGCCGCGGACTTCCCGGTCCGGCGCTCCGGTCTCGACTCCGTGCCTCACGACGTGCTCAACCCCGCCTACGCGATCGACACCAGCAAGTAGCTCATGCGCAAGGGGCACTGGCCCACCACGCTGTGCTGGTGCCGGCCCCGCGTCGAGGTCTGCCCGGACTGCGGCGGCACAGCGATCCTCCATCGCGACGTCGCAGTCCGGCCGGACGTGCGCGACCGGGCTTACTCCCCCTCGGGCGCCCCGGTCTGCCCCACGCCCTAGCGTCGCTCGATCTCCTCGGCGGTCAGGCAGTCCACCAACATCTGCACCCCGCGCTCCTCAGCGTCGGGCCCCTCGAAGCCTGTCCACACCGACACTGCGACGTCTCGCGCAGGACTCCCCGTGATGACCGCGATCGCGACCACGTCAGGGTCGTGCTCGGCCACGATGTCACGCAGCTGCTCAAGGACTTCTGGGCCGAGGTCTCGTGCCTGATCCACCATCCCCGCAACGTAACAAAGATCTTCTGCACAGCGCCCGGAAGTTGTAGACGACCTCAATAGGATCAGGCCAACGCTGTTGATGGGACGAAGTCCAAGCCCGTCCGGCTTCGGAGGACAAGCCCCCCGGCGCTTGAGGGTCCAGCCCTCCAGCCTCTCTGGCAGAACTACCAACGCGCACGCGCGCGCGAGGAGGTCCGTCGTCGTGCTCGAAGCCGAGCTCCAGGCGCACATCATGCTGCTGTGCAGGACGCTGGGGCTGCTCGTCTACCACACCCACGACAGCCGGCGCTCCCAGGCGGGCTTCCCTGACCTGGTGATCGTCGGCGCGAAGGGCGTGCTGTTCCGCGAGTTGAAGAAGGCCGACGGCAAGGTCTCGCCGGAGCAGCAGGAGTTCCTCGACGCGTTGACGGCCGCCGGCTGTGACGCCGCGGTGTGGCGCCCGGTCGACTGGCCGCAGCGCATCCAGCGCGAGCTCCAGGCGCTCGGGCGAGTGCCACGTCAACGGACGTTGAGCCCCGATCAGGTCCGGGCCCACCTCCAGAAGCGCGTTACGCGAAAGTCGTCCTGACGGTGCCAGAAACGTTCCATCGCTGACCTAACCTGAGGTCACAGCCCCAGAACGTGAGCGCCTGCTTTGTCGCAGACGACAGTGACTGGCCAGCGGCCTCGTCACAAGGTCCGCACCATCACCGGCGGAGAGATCTCCCTGCTCCACCGCCAGGAGAAGACCTTCTACGACGAGGCCAAGACCAAGTACCTCTCCGAGTACCTGTTCACCCAGGCCAACGACTTCCGCACCCTCGATCGGCTGCTCCTGCTGGAGGTCCAGAACTTCCGCGCGCAGTGGATGCTCGCCGCCGGCATGGACTACGACGGCGTGGACCTCGACGCCAAGGAGGAGGTCGAGCTGCGCCGCACCGTCAAGGACGTCGGCGCGCAGATCAACGAGATCCAGACCGCCCTCGGGCTGACGAAGGCGCAGCGCGACAAGCAGACCCACGACTCGGTGGGCGGCTACATCATGACGCTCAAGAACGCCGCCAAGGCCCACGGCATCAAGCGCGAGAAGGAGCTCGGCAAGGCCATCGAGCTGACCAAGGAGCTGTTCGCGATCTGCGGGCGGTACCGGCGCTCGAACGAGGAGGAGCGACGCAAGGCAGGGATCGAGTCGGCTGAGGACATCGTCGACTGGATCAGCGAGTACATGAAGCCGGAGTTCGACGCGGTCGACGCCTACTTCCGCGAGCACGAGCAGAAGTTCTGGGTGCGGGACCTGTGAACCGCTACCTGCCTCCTGGCCTGCTGGAGCTGGTCGCCTCCATTGACTACAAGCCCGGCTGGGAGTTCCACCTCCGAACCGAGGTTGAGCCCGACGGGTCCGGCGGCCTCCAGTTCCAGGTCATCTCCGACACCGAGGACTCCCAGAACCTCGCACGTCGCATCCGGGTGCGTCACTCCTTCCTCGTCCCGGCCGCGTCGTACAACCGCGACACCTGGGCAGCGTGGCTGTTCGACCGGGTCCGCGACGTCGAGACCCACGAGGCCGGCGAGTTCTTCCGGATCGACGGCTACCGCGAGTTCGCGCCCCACCACTCCAACGGCGAGGACCCCTATCGGGTCTGGCATGTCGGCGACCACGCCACCGCACGCAAGCGAGCAGGTGACCCATGAGCGACAACTGGCAGCGGCTCCTCGACGGCCACCAGCACGGCGCCGACTCCGAGACGCCGGAGTTCTGGGAGCAGTACCTCGCCGACCACCCCGACGTCCTGCACCGGCTCCTGGCCGACATCTACACCGCGACGTACGGCAGCGAGAAGCCGCCGACGCTCGACGACCTGTGGGAGATGATGGCCGTCCCGCAGTTCAGCACCGAGACGTTCGGCCCGGCCGTGCTCGACCTGCTCGGCGATCGCAGTGTCCGCTGGCTGGCCTCCCAGATCGGCACCTCGCACGTCCAGCTGTCGCGCTACCTCAACGGCAGCCGGCCGATCGTCAGCGTCCACGACCACCGCGGCTCCATGAAGCGGATCGAGTCGATTGCGCGCGTATTGCGCGTACACCCGTCGTTCTTCGTGGAGTGGCGCCGGCTCTGGATGATGTCGCTGATCGACAGCGCGTTCAGCGCCCAGCCGTCGCTCTCGATCGGCATGTTCCGACGCTTCTCCGGGTTCGAGAAGGCCGCAGCCTCATGACCGCGCCGTTCGTCGGCGACCCGGAGATCGGCCGCGAGGTCGCGTGCGTCGGGAAGCGCCGCTACAACAGTCGACGCGAGGCCAGGGCGCACCGTAACCGCCTCAAGGGCGGCGGGCCGCTGAACATCTACCTCTGCCCGTTCTGCGGCTGCTACCACCTCGGCCACATGCCCCGTGACATCCGGCGTGGCAAGACGGGCAAGGACAACTGGCGCCGCCGGCGGGGCATCGCATGAGGCGCCGCGTCAGAGGCCAGCACCCGACTCGCCTCGTCGACGACGAGGCCGACCTCCTCGCCCCCGACGAGGCCGACGCCTTCGAGCCGCACGTCGTCGACTGGCCGATCGGCGGCATCATGATGGAGGAAGACGGCTGCGAGCCCGACACGCACGTCTGGGGCCCGTCGTACGTCCTGCCCGACGTCGTGACGGAGGACAGCGACCGTCGCGCGGCCTACGCCGGCTGCACGAAGTGCGCGGCCATGATCCGACTAGAGCCCGCGCCCCTCGACATGCACGACCGCGACGCCATCGAGAGGTGGCTCGACTCGTGAGCGCCATCCCCGTCCTCGACGAGGAGGACTGCTACCTCGCCGCGATCCTCGACGACGCCAGCGGTGTTGAGCTGGCCGAGTTCTCATGGATCGACGAGGAGCAGATCGACGCCTGCTTCCGCCTCTGGGACTACCAGTGGGTCTGGTACCGCAACGAGGACACCTTCCAGATCGACTGGTGCGGCCGAGCGGTCGGCAAGTCCGTCGGCATCATGATGCGCGCCTTCGCGTTCCCCTTCACCCACGCCGGCCAGGAGATGCTCATCACCGCGCCGGAGCTCAACCACCTCCGGCCGGTCACCGACAAGGTCGAGCACCTGCTCCGCTCCACACGCCTCGGCTCCGCCATGCTCCCGACCACCCGCGGGCAGGGCATCAACCACCAGCCCCAGTTCCAGGTCCAGTTCATCAACAACGCCCGGATCATCAGCCGCCTGCCCAACCGCGACGGCCGCGGGGTCAAGGGCATGCACCCCCTCGTCATCGAAATGGACGAGGGCCAGGACTTCCCCGACAACGGGTGGACCGAGCTGATCGAGACCATGAAGGCCGGCACGCCCGGAGCCCAGTGGCGCGTGCACGGCGTGTCCCGAGGCGTCCGCGACCGCTACTACAAGTACACGATGGGCGAGGACCCCGACCTCCCCTTCACCGTGCACCGCTACATGGCCATGGACCGGCCCAACTGGGGTCCCGCCGAGCGCAGGGCCAAGATCGCGATCTACGGCGGCTCCAGCGACAACGTCGACTACCGCCGCAACATCTACGGCGACCACGGCGACGCCACCAACCCGGTCTTCGTGCTCGCGCGGCTGCTCGCGTGCGTCCGGATCAACGAGGACGCGTGGGCCACCGAATACAACGACAACGTCTACGCCCAGATCAAGGTCAACGACGAGCTGCTGCGCCAGAGCGGCGCCCCGATCGAGATGTTCCTCCAGTTCCCGGGCAACCACCTCCACGAGCGCTACCACTCCTACTGGGCCGGCGCCGACATCGGCTACACCCGCGACCCCAGCGAGTTTCTGGTCTTCGGGGCGATGAAGCACCCCAAGGACAAGGACGCTGACCTGCTCCGGCTCCTGGCGCGCATCCACCTCATGCGGATCAGCGCCGCCAACCAGGCCCAGGCGATCAAGGCCGTCTTCGACTTCTACGGCGAGCGGCTCCGCGCGTTCTCCATGGACAAGACCGGCAACGGCCTGCCCCTGTGGCAGGAGCTCGACCCGGAGGCCGTCGGAACGCACGTTACGCAGCGTCGTACGCCCGAGCACATCAGCCGGCGCATCCGTGGCTACAACTTCTCCTCCAAGGTCGCCGTCGAGTTCGACGACCGCCAGCTCAAGGACAAGGAGACCCAGCTCGACGCGGTCATCCAGAAGAACGTGGTGGAGTTCGGCACCGACGAGTTGCGCAAGCTCGTCGACATGGGCCGCATCGAGCTGCCCTACGACCGCGAGCTGCTCACCGAGTGGCAGGGCCAGGAGATCCAGTACGTCCGCGACGAGGGCTCCGCGGCCGGGCTCAAGACCCGGTACGGCGGCGGCTCGTTTCACACGCTCGACGCCGCCAAGATGTGCATCGCCGGCAAGAGCCTCACCGCGATCGAGACCGCGCTCAACGCCACCAAGGAGCGCAAGCCGGTGCTCGCCCGGTTCGGCTGAGCCGAAGTCCTCCGCAGAGCCGTAGCCCGTGAGGGGCTAGGCCAGATGCCCGTGATGGGCAGAACAGGAGGGCATAGCCATGCCACGCGAGACCGTCTTCACTCCGTACCCCCACGACCCCGCCACCGGGCCGGCGCCGTTCCAGATCCACGTCGGCTGGCAGCGCGACCAGGACGTCCAGGTCGGCATCGGCACCCCGGAGACCGGCACCGGGCAGTACCACATCGTCGACCACGTCTACGGCGACGACGTCGAGCGCATCGGTCAGCTCATGCAGACCTTCCTCATCGAGAACAGCATGGGCGTCCAGCACGACTTCCGCACGTCCGACGCGGAGCGCGATTACCACGCTCTGCTGGGCCGCGGGGTGCTCGACGCCGTCACTGGCTCGAACCCGTTTGGTACCGACATCTGGTGGCGTCCCGGCCGCGCGCAGATCAACACGCTGATCCGCCTGCTCCGCAAGGCGCGCGACGCGGCGTACGGCCGCGACGAGTAAACCAGCCAGCGACAGCCCCGTCCCAACGCCCGTTGAGACGGGGCTGTCGTGAGCTCGACGCCGGCGAGCGTGCACCATCGGCGCACTCTCAGCCCCGTTTTCGACAGAAACCTGCGGGAAACGGGAGTTGAGGAGCGTTTAGAGGCGTTCAGGCCGAAGTCTGCTCCGTGCCGACGACCGAGATGCAGGAGGACCGCTTCGGCCCCTCCAGTGCAGCCCCCGCAGCGCACGAGCCTCCCTCGATGGAGCAGCTGGTCCTGCTGTTCTCCTCCACGATCAACGCGCTCGGCGCGCCCGGCTACCTGGGGACCAGGGCCGAGGTGGAGAAGGAGCTGGACCTCATCGCTGCCGCGATGCGGACGTTCTACGCCAAGCCCGCCGACATGGTCATGCGCGAGTGCTCGGCGTACACCGGCCGGCTCACCGAGCTCGCGGTGCTCCTGCACCGCCGTGAGGGCGAGAGCCGGCACTGGACCAGGGTCCGCACCCAGCAGGTCCAGCGGTTCATCGACGAGCTCGACCGGCAGTGGAAGACCGCCAGCCGGCTGATCGAGGTCTCGCGTCAGGACCTCGCCGTGATGAGGGGGCAGGTGTGACTGTCGTAGTCCGCGAGAACGCGGTGCTCAACACCGCGGACGGCATGCCGTGGATCAACGCTGCCGGCGACGAGTTCACCAGCGCCGTGAAGCCCTACGTCGACAAGGTCGCCCGCGAGATCGCGAACTGGGTGGACCGCACCCGCACCGCTGGCCGCGGGCCCAGCCTGTTCAACCGCGCCGCCTACGTCGCGCCCGACAACCCCTACTCCCAGATGGCCACCGCGCGATCCGCGGTGGAGAACGACGACGTCATCGGCGGGGTCTGCGACGTCACCGAGGGCCTGATCTTCCAGGGCCTCAAGTGGGAGTCCGAGGACCCGCTCGCGGCCGACATCTTCAACCAGCTGGGCACCGACCTCGACCTCGACTCGTTCGCCCGGCAGTGGCACCGCGAGGACTTCATCTACAGCCAGTCGATCGTCGGACTGTGGTGGGGCCGCAAGACCTACACGCCCAAGGCGAAGACCGAGAAGGGCAAGCGGTCCAAGAAGAAGGTCACCATGGCCTGCCCGGTCGCGTGGACCTTCCTCGACCCCACCAAGGTCGTCCCTCTGCGCCCTGGCCCGTTCGGCGAGGACCGCCTCGCGTGGCACGCCACGCCGTATGAGATGGCCGCCGCCGCGGCCGGCGTGAACGGCGAGTACATGGACCCGCTGCTGGCCGAGTTCACCCTCGGCAAGATCAACGTCAACGACCGCGTCGAGCGCGAGCTCGTGATCCGCTGGGGCTTCGACCCGGATCGGCTGCTGCTGCTCAACCCCATGACGGTCTTCCGGATGACCCGCACCAAGATGACCTACGAGCGGTTCCCGATCATCCGGCTCAAGTCGACCTTCCCGCTGCTCGACCTCAAGCAGCAGCTGATCGAGGCCGACCGCGTCAGCCTCGTCGGCGCGGCCAACTTCATCCTGCTCGTGCGCCAGGGCACCAAGGAGGAGCCCGCCACCCAGGAGGAGATCGACAACCTCAAGGACAACTTCAAGGTGGTCGCCAAGCTCCCCGTCGTCGTCGGCGACCACCGCCTCCAGATCGACATCATCACCCCGGCCCAGGAGCACGTCCTCCAGAGCGAGAAGTACGACGTCCTCGACCGTCGCATCCTCCAGCGCACCATGGGCGCGCTCACCATGGGCAGCAGCGGCCAGCGCAACGAGTCGACCGTCACGATCGCCCGCGGCGTGGCCCGGCTGCTGGAGAACCGGCGCCACATGATGAAGCGGACGCTGGAGCGCGAGATCGCGCGCCGCATCGTCGACCACCCCGACAACGCCGACCTGTTCGAGCACGAGCCCAACCTCGTGTTCACCCCGAAGAACGTCCAGCTCGACGACGACGCCGAGGTGGCCCGTTCGATCATGGCGCTGCGCACGATGAACGAGATCTCCCGCGAGTCGACGCTGGAGCACTTCGGGTTCGACCAGGCCACCGAGGCGCTGCGCCGCGAGTTCGAGAAGGACGCCGGCTACGACGACACCTTCAAGACCGTCGTGCCGTTCTCCGCGACCGGCGGCCAGGGCGACAACCCCGACGGGACGCCCACGCCCTCCAACGTTGACGGAGCCAAGGGCGGTCGCCCGGCTGGCGGCGGCAACTCTCCGCAGTCCCCCCAGGGCCAGGCCGGCGGACGCAATAGCCGGGGCCAGAAGTCGCCGAAGTAGGGAGCATGACCGTGACCAGCAAGGCTCAGCTGCGCGACGACCTGCACCGCCGCTACGGTCGCGATCGCGCCGCGGTGATGTCGCCGCAGGAGATGCACGACAAGGCCGTGAAGATGGGCGCCAACTGCCCCGGCATGGGCAAGCAGAAGGCCGGCGACGTCGCGTGGGAACGAGCGTTCGTACTCCACGCCGAGAGCGGCCGGACGGTCATCACCGCACCGGTGCGCGAGATCGCCTCGAACAACCCGGCCTTCACCCTGCTCTCGGGTCGACTCGTCGGCGCCGACGAGCCCAACCGCAACGGCGCCCTGTGGACTAGCGAGGACCTCCAGATGGGCGAGGGCTCCGTTGCTGGCGGGCCGCTGAACTGGCTCCACGACGACACCAAGAACATCGGCTGCCTGCTCGACGGCCGGATGACCGCGGCCACCGACGACGTGCCCGCCCACATCGCCACCAACGCCGCCGTGTGGTCGTTCCTGTTCCCCAACGAGACCAAGGTGATCGCCAGCGCCGCCCGCGCCGGCGACCTCTACTACTCCATGGAGTGCGTCAGCCGCGAGGTCTCCTGCGTCGGCGACAACGGCTGCGGGGAGTCCTTCTCCTACGCCGACTACGAGGCCAAGCGCACGTGCGCGCACCTGCGCGAGCGCTCCTCGACGCGCCGGTTCGTCGACCCGCTGTTCCTCGGCGCCGCGGTGATCGTCCCGCCCGTCTCCCCCGGCTGGGCGCAGGCCAACGTCGAGCTCGCCCGCCAGGCCGCTGCCGCCGCCGAGACGATCCACGAGGACCACCTCACCAAGCAGCAGGCGCAGGACCTCGCCGCGCAGATCCTCAGCTGGGCCAACCGCTAGAGCAGCACCTCGCTGTTCAGCACGAACATGCGTGACGCGAAGGCCTCATCGGCGACCGGGTCACTGCACACCAGCTGGTGCTCGACGATGTCGTGCCGGCCGCGGTCGACCCATCCGTTCCGGTACGCCTGCGCGCGTCGTACCTGGCTGGTCACGCCCAGGGCGGCGAGCGTGACCACGATCAGCATCCCGACGAAGGCTGCCCAGCCAGTGGCCTGCACCGCGAGGAAGACTCCGGCCAGCATCGCCAGGAACTTGACCAGCACCAGGGGCACCATCCATCGCGCTCGGGACTGCATCTCGACGTAGCACTTCTCCCAGACCTGGCCCTGCTGGAACGCCCACTCGAACGGCTGCGGCATCCGCGCCGCTTGACGCAGCTGACGCTCGATCTCCTCGTGATCCATGCGCTCACCGTAACGCGCGTTCAGACCCCGGAGCCGATGCCGTCTGAACGCCCGTTGAGCGCGAACTAGCGCCTGCGGCCAGGTCAGCCGAAGTCACCCCTCGAACGGCGGTCGAGCCAAACCCCTCGACCCAGACAGGTGTGAGGAGGCAAGGCACATGGCCGACACGGACAAGACGTTCACCGAGCAGGAGCACATCGCGATCCTCGCGGATCGCGTGGCGAAGGAGACCGCTTCTCTGACCGAGCAGATCAACACGCTCACCACCGAGAAGACGGATCTGGAGTCCAAGCTCGACGTCGCCGAGAGCGCCAAGGTCGCCGCCGAGCAGGCCAAGGAGACCGCGGAGAAGGAGCTCGCGGACTTCAAGGCAGGGCTCGACGAGCTGGCCCAGGCCGAGGCCCGCAAGGGCGAGCGGCTCGACAAGGTCAAGGAGGTCGCGGCCCACCTCGGGGACGACTTCCTCGCCGACGAGGCCCGCGTACAGCGGATCGTCGCGATGAGCGACGACCAGTTCGAGGGCTATGTCGCCGACCTCAAGACGACCGCCCCGGCGACCACCTCGACGGGTGCCCCGGCCCCGCGCGAGACCGCCATGGCCGGCGCCGCGAGCGCCGCCGCCGGCGGGGCGCCGACCGAGTCCGCCGGCCGGCAGTTCCTGCTCGGCCGCTACATCCCGAAGGGGGACTGACCCATGGCCTCCGACTACGGCCTCAACTTCGGGTTCCGGCGCTCCGACGAGTCGATGGCGACCCGCGAGGGCCGCTTCAAGACCCCGGCCACCGGTGACCCGCTGCTCCAGGGTTCGGCGGTCTCGCTGGACCCGGCCACGCCCGGCTACCTCAAGCAGGCGGACGCCAATGCCGACCCGGTGACGGGTCTGACTGGCCTCCTCGTGCAGGAGGAGAGCCACATCCCGGACCGGTTCAACGAGGTCCTGCTTCTCGGCCACGACTCCTACGACCTGGGGCGCTGCAAGCTCGACCAGCTCTCGGTCATGTGGGCCGGCGTCGGGACCAAGGTCTGGTTCCGCAACACGGCGGCGTACGCCCGGGGCTCGCGCTCCAAGGACGCCGTCACCCTCGTCGACGTCACCGGAGTCGCCGTGGGCGACCCGCTGGTGTGGGACGGGTCCAAGTGGGTCAAGGGCGACGGGACTCCCGCCGGCTGGCTCACCGTCACCGCCGTTTCCGGCACGGGCGCCACCGCAGGTGCCTACGTCGAGGCCGTCGTCACCTTCTGAGAGGGGGGACCAACACCATGAGCACCAAGACCATCGACGACCTCCTGGCCGCCAAGTCTGGGCTGGACCCGTGGGGCCGGCAGAAGGCCGGTGACCTCGCGGAGTACCAGCGCGCGAAGGCCGCCCTCAACCAGGAGGCCAAGGACAACTGGCACCGGGAGGAGTGGCACCGCGAGCAGGCCGCCATCCTCGCGGAGCGCCTCGACTACGGCTTCCAGTTCGAGAACCTGTTCGGCACCTACTTCGAGGTCCGCAACGTCGGCGAGTTCGACACCGTGGAGATCTCGGAGCGCCGGGGCATGCAGGTCTTCTGGACCGCCCGCGGTGGCTACATCGACGAGACCCAGCTCAAGACCGAGCGGTTCACGGTCCCCCGTGACACCATCGGTTTCCACGTCTCGGAGTTCGCCGACAAGCTGCGCGCGAACTACGCCGAGACGCTGGAGCAGCTGGCGGACCTCGCCATGCAGCGCCTCGACGCCGAGGTCAACCGCCGGATGTTCCAGCTGCTCCAGGCAGCGATCCCGTCGTCCTCGCCCTACTACGTCAACGCGACCACGGGCATGACCAAGGACGACCTCGACACCGCGCTGCGCGAGGTGTGGGACGCCGTCAAGCCGAACAACGGCACGATGCCTCCGATCACGATCCTCGGTCGGGCCACGATGATCGACAAGATCAGCGACGTCATCACCGACGCCTCTGCTCTGTTCGACCCCGAGGCCACCTCGGAGATCCGCCGGCTGGGGCGCATCGGCGTCTACCGCGGCGCCAACGTGGTGCGCATCCAGAACTACACCGACGAGAACGACGCCTCCTACATCCCGGACAACGAGCTCTGGGTCTTCGGCGGCACCGTCGGTCTGTTCGCGAAGTACGGCGGCATGCAGAGCAAGTCGTGGGAGGAGAACACGGTGGACTACCGGCACATCCGTGGCCGGATGGACTGCGGTGGCCTCGTGTACCACCCGGACCGCGCCCGTCGCATCGTGGACGGCAGCGTCTGACCTCGCCCCGCCGCTCAACACAGAACCCCTGGGACCACAGTCCCGGGGGTTCTGTCCATGTTCGGGCGCTCTCGGGCCGAAGTACTCGTCATGAGCAGGAGTGAGAACGGCTGGCCGGCGATCGCGAGCAACTCCTCGTCGCTGCTGTACACGTGGGTCCTGCCCGTGGCCGACCACGAGAAGGACTACGTCCACCTCCGCTGCCACCGCGGCTCCGCGGGTTTCGTGCTCTGCCACTGCGCGATGCGCTGGGACGGCATGATCGAGGACATCGACGGCGGCATCGTCGACGACTGGGGCTGGGCGTTCCGGCCGGTCCGCGGCTACTCGACCGTCCTGAGCAACCACTCCAGCGGGACCGCGCTCGACCTCGACGCCATCAAGCACCCGTTGGGCCGCGACACCTTCGACGACGCGGACACCGCGACCATGCACAAGCTGCTCAAGATCTACGACGGCACGATCCGCTGGGGCGGCGACTACCACAACCGCCTCGACCAGATGCACATCGAGCTGAACGACGGGGTGACCATGGCCGACGTCGAGCGCGTGGCCAAGAAGCTCATGAAGACGCCTCGCGGCCAGCGCCTGCTGGCAGCCAACCCCTCTCAGAAAGTGGTGATCCTGTCATGACCTGGTCCAAGTCCGAGGTCCTGCTCCTGCTGATCCTCATCACGCTGTGGATCGACATCCTGTTCGTGGGCGCGAAGGCGCTGATCCGATGAGCCTGCTCAACCGGCTCCTCTCGGTGCCGAACCTCGTGCTCGGCGCCATCACCTCCGGCCTCGGCCTCCTGGTGCTGTTCGGCGTGGACCTCTCCGACGCCCAGATCGGCGGCATCCTCGCCTTTCTCGGCGCCGTGATCGCGCTGGTCACCGCGATCGTGGTGCCCTCGGGCCAGGTCATCGCCCAGCAGAAGCCCGGCGATGAGCCGGTGAAGGCGACGAAGGCCGCCGCGCTGCGCTGGGGCCTGCGCGAGGGATCGACCGTGACGGTCGACCACGCGGCGTAACATCGGCCGTATGTGGATCGTGCTCTGGCTGGCGATCATCACGGTCGCCTCGTTCTACTGCGGCGCTGTGATGGCGACTGGACGCCAATGGCCGTTCCGCAACCCGCTTGAGGAACGGCGGCACCGCAAGATGCACGACGTCTGAACGGGCGTTGCCAAAAAAGATCCACTGCTCCGTCGACGCTAGAAGTCCTTGCGGCTCGTGATCTGCTTGACCCAAGCGCACACGAGGAGGACGCAATGGCGCAGAGCTTCGCCACCGGCGAGAAGGAGATCTGGGAGTCGACCATCGAGGGTCGAGTCTCGGTCGTGGTCCTGAATAGCCGAGGACGCGAGCAGACCATGAGCATCCGCGGCAAGGGGGCGCGGCTCCGGCTGACCACCGAGGAGCGCGTGCTCATCGAGGAGCAGGTCCGGTACCGGCAGAACAACCCGTTCCGCAACGGCATGCTGGTCCAGGTCGGCGGACCCAAGCCGGCGCCCGGCGAGGACGGCCAGCTGCCGGACACCGAGCAGGCCCTCCTCGACTCCGACCTCAAGGCTCTCTACGACCTCAAGGACAGCGACTTCGAGGACGCGGTGAAGTCGCTGTCGGAGGTCAACGTCCGTCGACTCAAGGGCATGGTCTCCGAGGCCGACGCGTCCAAGAGCCAGATCGACTTCCTCGACCTCTACATCGAGCAGCAGTGGCCTCTGGGGGGGGACACGCCCTCGAATGCTGAGGCTCGCGGCGACCGTACGGTCACCGTGTAGGGCACGCCATCTCGGGTCGCCGTCAGACCGCCCGGGGTGGCGTTACGAGGCCCGTCCCTGATGCGCTGGGTTGCCGCAGGGGCGGGCCTCTCCACGCTTGGCCGAAGTCTCAGACGTGACGACCCAGATCAGCACGCTCGTTCCCGCGTTCAAGCGGGAGCTGGCTGTGCCGGGAGCCTTCGACACGGTCTTCCCCGACGCGACCACCGCCGACCTCGTCGGCTCCCTGGCGGACGGCTTCGCCGAGGCCCAGCTGTTCGGGTTCTTCAAGACGACCACGCTCACCGAGAACGCCGGCGACTGGGATGCGAGCCCCGACCTGTCCGCGGCCGGTGGCGCGCTCATCGTGATCTACGCCAGCATCCGCACCATTCGCGCCCAGCTGCGCAACCTCAAGACGCTCCAGCGCTACAAGGCCGGCCCCGTCGAGTTCGAGACCGGCAGCGCGGCCACCGTGCTCACCCAGGAGCTCAAGTTCCTCCAGGACCGACTCAAGGACATCATCCGGAACGCAGAGGGCTCTGCTCGCGCCAGCGCCGGGCTGGCCACGGTGTTCGACAACTACCTCGCGCGCGAGTGCGCCATGGCCTCGTGGGGCGGCTTCTACCCGCACGAGTGGAGGTAGGTCGTGTCCAAGGACTTCACGCCCCCCGACTTCGACAAGGCGGCGGTGCTCGAAGGGCTGCACACCGCGATGGGGTTCGGGCAGCCCACCCGCACCGAGGACCGCGCGACCTTCTACCTGCCCAAGGCGATCGTCGACACTCCGGCCGCGCTCGACCTCCATGGCGTTCCCTTCGACCCCACGGTCAAGCGGGTCGTGAGCACCACCAAGGTGCAGGTCCCGTGCGCCGTGGAGTTCTACAACGGCGCCGAGGTGATCGAGACCTTCGGCCAGGTCTCGGCCACCCACATCGTCGTCACCCTGCTCGACCCTGAATACCAGCAGGTGAAGGATTTTCTCTACATCGTGGCCGGCGGAGACAAGTACATCCGCAGCGAGACCCAGCCCCCGGTCGCGCTCGGCTCGATCGACGTCTGGCAGGTCTGGGCGCAGGCGGAGAACGAGCGATGACCTACCCGCGCCACGCCAGCCGGCACGTGCTGGCCACCGTCACCAACATCGTCACGGCCCAGCTCGCCATTCTCGACTGGGACGACGACACCAACCTCCCGTTCGGGCCCCGGTTCGCCGCGCCGGTCACCTTCACCGACGCCCCCGCGATCGCCGCCGACCGCCTCGCCGACGGCGTCGGTCCGGGCACCGTGAGCATCACGCTCGGACCCGAGCTCTACCCCGAGGAGCAGGAGCTCGGCGGACCCTCGTCACGCCAGGACTACCCCATCTTCGTCGACCTGTTCCAGCCGACGTACGCCGCCTGCACGGCGCTGGCCAACGACGTCCGCGACACCCTGCTCGGCCGCTTCCCCGGAACGCGCCGACACATCAGCGTCGTCGACCAGACCGACGGCGACCCCATCGACGGCTGGACCTGCGAGCTCAGCGACGTCGAGATCGTCCGCCCCGAGGTGCGGCTCCCCGTGTTCTGGCAGGTCGTCAAGGTGACCGCCGAGGTCTACTTCCCCGAGGTCCAGTACTGATGGCCAACCAGTTCATCCGCAACCTCATGGGCGAGCAGCGCAAGCGCGCGCTCGGCAGCGTCATGACCTA